AACTCACTGACCTTAGCCATAGTCGGCTCAACATAACCGCGAGCCGCAGGTAGGGCTTTGCCAAACCCACTTGCCAGTGAGGTGAAACCCTCGCCGACCACGTCGCGGGCTTTGAACCCAAATAAAGCCTTTTCTGCATCCCCGCCCTGACGCATGATACTGGTGACCTTGCCTTGATCCGAAATCAGCTCTCCGGCCTTTGGGTTGTAATAACTCATCTGCCGTGTCTTGCGGTTCTGCATGACGTAACCGCCGTCCGGGTACTGCTTTAGGAGCGTGGACCCTTCAGGCACGTTTATGGCGGAAGCCTCTACCTCCGCCGCTCTTGCGCGCTCCATAAAGCGAGCGGCCGCGGAACTGTCTCCAGCCGCATGTGCCTGCCGCGCTTGGTCTCTTAACTGTGCTGCCGTGGAGGCCATAGTAATCCCCTAGTTTGTTGGAGTTGATGGCGGGTAAAGATTATCCAAGTCTTCATCGCTAAGTGGATCTGTCGAGCTTGCACCAGTCCCTTCAAAGAACGTGTTAGGAGGTATCGCCTGCCCTTCCAGGCGAGCAATACCCTGACGGATATAAAATTGATACTCTCTGAGAGCTTGCTTGAAGGCCTCAACGCCTTGAACTGTGTCCAAGCGAGCGAGCGCAGCTGACGCCTTTTCGCCTTCCTTCTCAGTGATTTGACCCCCGCCTCGCAAACTTCTGAAGGCTTCTGTAAATATGCCACCTCGGAGTTGCTCAACCCGTGATTTCAATTCATTGTATTTCTCTTGCGCCCCCGGAAGCACGGCGTCTAAAAGGCTTCTAGCGGACCCCTCAAGACCCAAAACTTGACCAAGATCGGGGTCGTTCATCAGAGCTTCTATAAGGTAAAGTGTGCTTTTCTTGCTGGAAAGATCAGACGCCTTTCCCTCTTTGCGCTCCAGCTCTTCGATCATCAGCCTAGCTGTCGGCCCTTCAATCAAGCCTTGCGCAGCTGCGCCAAGTATCGCCTCACGGCTGGCCAGTCCACCACCTAGAAGCTGATTGCGCTGCGTGGCAGCCGTAGCCTTGCGCTGCATGTCGGCCTGCTCATTGAAACGGCCGAGAAGAGCCTCTACCTTTCCGCCCTGCATACCCTGCAAGGCTCTGCCTGCGTCGGAAAGCCCAGCAAAGGCTAACATACGGCGCTGGTCCTTTGACATACTTTCATATGAAAAAGGCTGCGCCGGCTTTTGCGCGTCCAACATCTGTTGGAGCAACGCCATGTTGTCGTTTGCCGGTGCGGATACTGGGCTTTGGTCAGTCGCAGTGACGGGTGTAACGGCAGGCGCAGTAACGGGTGTAACAGCAGGCGCAGTAACGGGTGTAACGGCAGGCGCAGTAACGGGTGTAACGGCAGGCGCAGCTGGCTGGATGCCTAATGCCTCGATCTCAGTTGACGTCGCCTCTGCGCCCACCGGGACGCCGTTCATGTCCTTGTTGAGGGCCACCAGCTTGTCGATGTCTTCTTGTGTCAGTAGATACGGCTCCATGTCTATCTCCTATCTTCCATATCCAAACCCAGTGCCTACATCTCCGACGCCAGAGAGCACCTGACCAACCGCCTTCAATCCGCCAAACGGATCGCGGACTGTAGTGGTCCCGAGACCTGCCGGAACGCCAGATCCCGCCGCCAGAAGCGCGTTAAGCTGCGTGAGTGGATACCCTTGCTCTTGTTGGAACATTTCGTAATCAGCTTGCAATTGGGCCTGCCTCAAAGCGCGCTGCTGATCCCCCGCAGACATTTGGGCGCCTAAGCCGGAGAGCTGTGATGACAATTGCTGCCCCGCGAGGCCGGCCATTGCGTTTGCCGCAGCCGACTGAATGCCGGCGGCTTGGAATTGACCCTGATAGTTGGCCGCGTTGGTCGCTTGAGCCCGTGCCGCTGCGGCTTCGCGAGCTTGCTGCACGTTGTTGATGTCAAATTGGGCAGACTGTAGTGCCTGAGTGAATGCTCTTTCCTGTAGACCTGAGACAAGGTCTCCCGCCTGCTTAGCGTAGCCTTCGCGGGTTCCAGCTTCTGCAATGCCGTGGCGAGACCCCCCAAATGCCTTCGCGGCGGTGGCCGAGGCGTCCATTTTGTTCAGGGCTTGAGACTGAGCGCTGCCGAGCGTCTGAAGGCTGCGGTCGATTACGTTTTGAGTGTATGGAGACATGTAGGCTCCAAGATCGGTCGAGGACAGCTTGTCGACGCCGATTTGACCCTCGGCGCTCATGCTTCCTGGCGAGAACCCAGTTAATCCCCGTTGAGCGCCTATTGCCTGTCCGTAAACTTCACCGCCAGTGTCAATGCCACGGTAATCTCGAAGAGACTGCCTTTGCAGCGGATCCATCCCCGCGACCATTTCGCCTTCGTAAGGCGTGTAATCTTGCCCAGCGATATCGACGCCGAGCGGAAGGATGTTTTCGCGGATGAAATCTTCCTGCCACTCAGGCATTTTGGTTTCTTGCGTACTGGTCGAACTCATTATCTCAGCTCCATCTCATAATGCCTGCGCGTTTCACGGAAGGAAGCCGCTTCTGCGTATTTCGCAAACCCTTTGCGACCGTCAGTTTCAATCGCGTCCATTTTAGCTTCTTTCGCTATTTTTGTCAAAGTGGCCAGAGCCTCGCCGGCCCAGAGGTGCATGTCCTCTCCGCCCATCCACTCAATCTTCATATTGCGCCGCAGCGGGTGGTGCAGAATACAGGTCACGACGGACGCCATTGGGGCGCCGTCGACGTAAACCATCCAGAGCAGAGACATGCCATCATATAGATCTTGGATGATGTGATCGGCGTTTGCATTGTCCTGGCGCGCAGTGGCCATCGCTATGAAGCGACGCGCGTCGTCGATCACCGATGGAAGGTTCTCCGGCAAAACGGCGAACATTTCCACCATAGGATCTTGCTGCGGTTCAAAACTGACCTTTATGACGTTTTCACTGGTCATCCATGCAACCTCGTTATCGCAATGGTTGAGGCAGGAGCGGCAGGGGCAAAAGCAGTCGCCGTGGTCGAGTGCAAAGTGCCGTTGGTGCTGTCCACAGCCCACATAACTTCTAAATAATCGTCAGCCTCAAGGTTAAATATCGCAGAACGCGAAACAACAAGAACAGACCCGTTTTGATGCAGTGCATTTTTCATTGCCGCACCTGCAACGTCTGATCCGTTTATGCGAGGCCAGAACCAAAAGTTCACAGTCGAGCTTGATGTTGACGCAATCTGCGCCGAAAAACTTATCATATACTCACCGGCCTCTTCAAAAACCAAACGTGTGGCCGGTGTCCCGCTGGTGATGCCTTCAGACACGGATAAGGTGTACGTCAAGGCATAAGCTGTGTTGGCAGACCCAGCCACTTGATCGACTGCAATTGCTCCGCTGGCATTACCGTCCTCAAGCACAACTTGCCGCCACTCTCCATCTTTTGAAACCACAGGATAACCAGCAACCCTGTCCCAAAGGATTATTCCATCCTCAGAGGCCGAGCTGTCTCCATCCTTTACCCCAAGCTGGTCAAGCGCCCTTGATAAGAAGTGCCGTATGTTTTCTGCCCACTTGCTTAAATCAGCAGATATTGGCGGCAATATTCTCATCTTCGGCCACCCTGCACAGCGTCAATTCGCATAATACCAACGCGCCAGTCTGTTGATACATTGCCCTCAACCCGCATCCTAACTTGTCGACCTTGGAAGCGAACAGATGTCGGCGCGCTCATAGAGTAAGGCCCAAACTCAGCCTCAGAGGAATTGGGATAGTATCGAGTTTTGAATTTTGCCGTAACATCGCCCTGAGTTTTTTCGTCTGGGATCAACTGAACTACGTTCATAATGTTATCCCCCGCGCCAATACTGATTGGGCCAGTTTCAGCAAACGGAGTGCTTCCGCCATAAGTGTAGCCGATCTCATGCTCATAAATCTCGCCGCCAGGCGAAATGAACAGTGGAAGTCTAAATGCCCCGCGATCAATTCCAGCGGTGCGATCCATTTCACCCGTTGTCCAAATATTTTCAGCATAATCAAATGCAACATAACGATCGCATTCCAGCGATCCGTCGCTTGGGTAAAACCACCAAATTTCATTCCATGCAGCATTCACCACGCACGAAACCTTGCTAATCTGGTCTGAATTCATCTCGCTAAAAACGTAATCGCCGACTTCACAATCAAGCGACTGAACCTGCCCACCTGAATAAAGGAAGAAGCCTCTCTGGCCCATCCAAATAACCCCAGCGTCCACAGACGCCACAGCATTAGGCGCAATTAATCCGCAGCTAGTACCAACACGCTCAACACCCATCACAAAAGGTGGCCCCTGATATGTCATAGTGTGCAGGTCTTGGGTGGTTAGGATTATAGATTGGCCGCGAGTTTTAATCCCGCGAAGAATAGTCCCTTCTGTTTGCAGTAGGAAATCGCCAGCCTCGTTCGTGGTAGCCGGTGTCCATACTGTGTTATTCTCGCGATCCGACCACTGTATTTTGCGTTGATCTCCGCCCGCACCAAGGCAAACCAAAAAGCGTTCTTCGGTTACAAACATTGCGGAATTGTCGATCGGAGCGTTTGCAACTTGCTCTGCAACTGGCACACGCTTGACCGAAACATCATCAATATCAAATGCGCTGGCTACAGCCGCCGCCGGTTCAAAATCAAGAGTTAATGTCGTGGCATTAGCCTTAAACCTTATGGTGTTTGCCCCATTCGCAATAAAACTATTTAAGACTGTGCCAGAGCCAGTCACCTTCACGCGACCCTCGTTTTCAGCCGCATTTGATGCAGTGAATGTAATCTCATAAGTGTCACCATCAGTGACCCCGGTTAAAGACTGGGACAACTGTGCAATTGTGGAGCCGCTAAATGATGCAATGCCGCCAGAGATCGTCCAGCCAGTCCCTTTAGTCCAGTCGCTGTCAGTGGCAAACGATCCGTTCGTGACTTCTTCGCTGCCTGTGGAGACATCTAAAGTCCACTCAAACACACGCCCATCGTCTGGGCTAAGGGCAACAAGATACTCTCCCCATGTGTCCAAAGACCAAGTTGTGGCTTTTAGTATAGACGTATCCTGCTCGCGCTCAATTCCGTATGCCTCAAGACCATATGAACCGCCGCCGTATCCAGTGTTTAGGCTGGCATCAACCCTGCCTTCAGCAAGATCGGATGGCGTGATGTTGTACTGCAGGTTTCCAATGGTCATGCTGTACAGCTTGTCACTTGTTGACACTGCCAGCCAACCATCGTCATTGTTGTCATTCCACGCAATCATTTTGCGCGAGACGCCGTTAAAGTCTACAGTTCCGCGCTGCCGCCACCCACCGATGGGGCGCAAGACATCCTCATGCCACCGCACTAAATTTACGTCTCGCCAGCGACCCTGAGACATCAAATCCGTGCCGTTGCGATAGACGCCTTTCGGGATATCAAGTGGAATTAGAGGCATTGGCTATCCTTTATGGTTTTGTAGGATAAGTCACGTTATTTGGGAAGCCAGCTTGACCTGTGACATCACGCAACGCTTGGCGATAAATTTCCCAATCTGCGGGAATATTTGTGCCTTTTTCGGTGTGCATGATAACAACCCAGTCGCTTGCCGCCAGCAAATTGTCACGCTCTTTTCTCACGGACGCTGCCGCTGCATCGTCATATTCTTGAACTTCATCTGCGGTTTTCGCCTCAGTGTTCCATCCAACGACCCAAGAGCCGCCGGTTAGTGTGGGCGCGGAAGATTGCGAAATCCGATGCGTTCTTTCATCGTAATCAGGCTGGTCTGCAACCGTGACCGAGTAAGCGCCAAACTCCGCTAGGGTTTCATCTGGAATTGTTTTTGGAAACGAAACATTTTTATTGTCACGCCGCAGCATTCCGATGCTGTACGGATACTGTGAAACCGCGCCGTTTTCTATTTTTACAAGTGCCATCTTCTATCTCCTAGAATTGTTAAAAGGCTTTGATTAGTCCGATGTTGTCATTATTACCAATATTCATTTGGGTTCCAGTTAATGCGGAAGAAACTGTCGAAGTTGCAGTGAAGCCAGAAGAAATATCAACGGCGATTAACGCATTGACGCCGGGGTCAGTGTCAACTTCGCCAGATGCAATATACGCAAACCCATCTGCAAAATCTATTGACGATGGCTTGGAAACCATGTTGCCGCCGGTCATTGCTGCCTGACCCGCAATTCTAGTGTCAGTCAAGTTAGCGGTATCCGATATATCCACCAGATGGATGCCATCTCCATTTCGGCCCTCGGTGATGCACAAGAGGTCATTTGTTGTGTCAAACCGCATAATGCCGAAGCTGGAGTTTGGATTGCTTTCATCTGTTCCCCAAGACGTCAAAGTAATAACATCTAGCAGCGTACCAAAACTGCCGCTGGCAATATTATATGCCGCCAACTTGCCCTCTGCGCTCTTGGAGCCAAGAACATAAATGACCTCGTTTGCGCTGTCTATCAGGCATGCAATTGGCTCGTTCATTTCGGATGCAGTTGAGAAGCTATCTTCAAAAAGAAAGTAAGTTGGATCGTCAACTAAATTTCCATACGGATTATATGTGTCTACTGTGTCATCTGTTCTGTTACAAACGTACAATAAATCTTCGCTTGGATTTAAATCTGAAAAATTAAAGGTGTCTGCAAAGGTTGAGTACAGCGCCTGACTGTTTCCCTGACCAATCCAGCGGATGAGCCTAACGCCATCAGCACCAAAAATGTAGTTAGTGCCATTTGATTTTAGCCCAAACGAAACTCTGTCAGTGTCAAAAAATGAAGCTCCCTGATCCCTTGTATATACGCTGACTGCGTTATTAACCTCCAGCGATGCGCCGTAAGATGTCGCGCCATTTTGACAAAAACCAAAATAAGTTACTTGATTGAAATTTGTTGGTGCAATGTACGCTATTGACTCAGCGTCAGTAAAGTCTGGCCCAAGCACATTTGCATCAGTGGTTGAATACTGAAGCTCGCCAGAAGTTACGTCACGATTAACAAACGCAATCCCGGTGTCGGTAGGGACAACGAGCCAAGTTGGCTTAGTGCCACCGCCAATTGCAATGTGACGCCTAGATAGCATTAGCTCTGATCTCCAACCAGTGATCCATAAAGTGTGCCGCCGACCTTCCATATAGCAATAACAGTATAACCAGTGGTTGCCAGAGTGGGCGCATTGCCCAGATTATTTACCCAAGTAATTGTGGGCCATGTAATTGTGTAAGCCGTGCCATCCGCCACCATCAAAAGAACGCTCTCGCCCGCAGAAAGGTTTTCTGTTGGAGTTGAATTTGCACTTAATGCCCAAGTTTGAATTGTGCCGTTATTTGGATCAATTGATGGTGTTGTGCCGGTAAGTGCGAACACAGTTTCAATCACACTGTTTGACAATGTAATGTCGCCATTGGCGTCAGCCGTAACAACCTTGCTTGCCTCGCTGGCTCCAAGCGTTGTGATGTCCAGGTAGTTTATTTCCGCGCCTGTCGACGTGATTGCTGTGCCGCCAACCTGCCAAGAGCCAACAGTTACGTTTGGAGCAATTGCCGTTGCCCCACTCAGCAAGTCATCCAACGAGTCGAGATCAGCATTTAGCTTTGTTCCCCACGTGGAGGTTGATGCCCCCACCTCTGGCTTAACTAGGCCATAAACGGTTGTTGTACTATCAGCCATTATTCATCTCCTATGCTGCATCCGACCAAACTTCGCTCGTATCAGCGGCAGCAGTCCATGTCGTATCTGTATCACTTTTTGGGTTCCATGTCTCTAATGTATTAGAAACAACGGCCCAGCTTTCATCTGTATCGGTTTTGTCAGTCCAAGTCTCAGCGGTGACAGGTATCCTGTCCCAGATAAAATTGGTTTTGATTGCGGCAGACCCTGCCGTTATGTCGCTGGCTAAGAGCAAATGTTTTTGACTAAACACAACAACATCAACAATGGGCGTAACTATAACATCTAGTGCTGAAAAGTTGTAAATTTCGGTTAGATTTATAGTATCTACAACCGGAGGCCCGGAGGAAATGCCATCTGCCAGCAAGTTTTGCCGCGCCCTAAATTGAACCTGATCCACAATTGGCGCTGCTGAAATTATGTCGTTCGCTTGGAAATTGTAAATATCGTCAATGTCAGTTGTGCCAACGATTGGAACTCCAGACATAAGGTCATTTGCGTAAATGTTATAAGAAATAATTGCACTGACGTTTTCAATAAATGGGACACCAGATAGAATATTTCCGGCCAATAAGTCATGATTTTGAATTACGTTTGTTGACGCAACCTGCGGAACGCCAGAAGTAATCTCGCTGCTAGATAAGCTGTGAGTTTGACCAATAATAGAATTATCGACTGTAGGCGCGGCGCATACAATGTCATTGATCTGAATGTTAGTAGACGCAATCCCACCATCATCAGCAATGGCCGTTGATGCAAGTGGGGAAAAGCCAAACATTAGGTCGCGCCTCGCAAGATTATCGATGCAGAGACGTTAGAATATGAAGTCAAATCTTCCGCAGAAAAAGCAAAAGATGGAGGAGTAACTGACAGGCTTGGGACAGATATACGCTGAAAGCCCATACCTGTTACACTGTCGGCGCTGTCATTTGCCGACACCGAACTAAACGAAACATATTGATTGTCTGCGTCGCTATAAAATGCAGTGTTTCCAGCCGTATGCCCACCACCAGCCGCTCCAATCAAAATTGATCCTGTAGTGCTGGACGATGCTGTAATAGAAGAAAATGCTGGAATTGCAGTGTTAGTCGTAATTGTCGTTGTTGCCGTAACGTCAATTGGAGTGGTCAAATCAACGCCGCTAAATACCATTAGCGTTCCAGAAGTTGCTCCAGTTCCATCACCTGACGCAGCATAAACCGCAGTCGTGTCAGGTGTTCCGCCCATTATTTTGTAGAAAACAGCAACTTGGCTGTCTAGGCTGTCATTGGCATAACCAGAGGCAATTTGCGTATATCCACTGGTAGTCATTGTTGGTATGCCAGACGATGGGCTTTCATAGTGGACAGTAATTACAACAATATCGTTTGCAGATGCAGTTGATGATGTGCCGCCGGTCAGTGCTGTCAGATCAATAGAACCGCTTCCGCCGTTATTTACACCAACGCCGCCCGATCCAATGAAAACTGGGAATGTTTTAGAGCCTGCATAATCAAATCTGCCGTGATTAATAGTTTTGATTTTAGTGGAGCTGTTGATTTTATTAAACTCAAAAAGATAATCATAACCGGGCAAGATTGTTGGGGCCACTCCATCGACGAACTCAAATGCGG